GCGGTAGACAGGCTATTGTATCTTGCCCTGACGATGAAATGAAATATGCAATTAAACTTAAAAAAGAAAAGGTAAATATAAAAAATCAAACTGATGCAGATGAAACAAAAGAGGACATGTTGCGTTGTATTAAACAAGCCTATGACAATCCTGATTGTCTATTAAATAAAACAGAAGAAATACACGATTATTATAAAAATCTTATGTGCCAAAAAACATATGTAGATACAATATATAGGTGTATTGATGAATAATAAAATGGAGAAAACTATGGATTATAAAGACGATATAACGTTTGTTTTACCTGTACGTAATCAACCTGTACATTTAAAAAAATGCCTTGATTCTTTACTTAAACAAACCATTAAAGGGAAAATTATAGTTGTTGATGATGCGTCCACTGATATTACACCGTATATAATAAAAAGTTATGAAAATTATATAGATAAAATTATAACGAACAAAGAACGGAAAGGATCAGCGTATTGTAGAAATATGGCTAATCAATTAGTAAAAACAAGCATTATTGCTGTATGTGATTGTGATTATTATTACCCTAATAGAGGACTAAATATATTAGAATTTTTTAAACAGTATCCTGATGTGGATGTTTTTTATAGTGCTTTGCATATCAAACCCCATAGTTATCTTGATAATGAATTATACCGAATGCAAGCGTTTGAATGGGATTTTAAAAGTAAATGCCCCATTTCTCACCCTACAGTGGCATATAAAAAAAAGGTAGCTGAAAACGTTAAATACCCAGAAAAAAGTTTAGAAACTGATTTATACGAGTTTTTTTTATTAGAAGCACATAAAAAAGGGTATAAGTTTGGGTGGGATGATACGGTACAGACCACTAAATATGAAGGTGTTTCACACCGTAACCAAGATGAATCACGTAAATTAAAAAAAGAAATGTATAAACCGTTTGGTATCGAATATGAGTAAACCAGATATAGGTATTATAGGAAACGGATTTGTTGGAAATGCTGTTGCGTTTGGTTTTTCATCTCAATGTGGTTTTGATGCTAATATTAGAATCTACGATATAGACCCACTTAAAAGTACACATACATTAGATCAAGTATGTAATGAATCAAAATTTATATTTATTAGTGTACCAACCTTAAATGACAGTAACGGTAATATTGATTTATCTGTCGTTAATTCTGTTTTTCATGAAATTAATAATATTAATAAGCGTGATGATAATTATTTTCTGTTACGTTCTACTATTGTTCCGGGTACAACACGGGAAATTTCCGATAGATATCCTGACTTAAATATAATTTTTAATCCTGAATTTTTGACAGAACGTTCCGCAAAGTTTGATTTTATTAACCCGTCTCGCATTATTTTTGGTAAAGATAGTTACGCTCATGATATTGATGAGGTTGTTAATTTGTTTGATAAACGGTTTTCTAATAGCGTGCCTATAGATGAAGTTTTTTATGAGGAAGCGGAATTAATAAAGTATATGTGTAATTGTTTTTTTGCTACTAAATTATCATTTTTAAACGAGATGTATTTAGTATCTGAAAAATTAGAATTAAATTGGAATAATGTTTTACAAGGTTTCTTAAAAGATAGCAGGATAGGGCATTCACATAATAAAATTGCTTTAGATGGTGAGCTAGGTTATGGGGGGGCTTGCTTACCTAAAGACTCACAAGCGATGGTATCGTTTATCGAAAAATTAGGGTTACCAGTAAACACCCTTAAAGGGGCAATTTCAACCAATAAACTTATACGGTCAACTGAATTTCAAAATGAATTTAATAAAAATTATTTTTCACCACGGTACTTTGGTAACATGAGAAGGTAGTTTAATGTATATATACAAAACGGTATATTCTTATAAGAGGTATTTTTATAATGAATGGATTGTATTAATAAATTCAAAATTTGATAAAATTATTGATGATTCAAAAAAAAATGAGTTAAATTCTTTTATACATGATTTTAAATTATTAAAACACAAATTTAATAAAGAGTTTTCGCTATAATAAAGGGTAATCAATGGTCATATCAATTATAGGTATTTTGGTAGTATTTTTATTCTATATAGCACTAGAAAACAGTATAAAGAAAGAAATAAAAGAAAGATTGGAATCAATGGAAAAAATAGATGATTATCTAAATAATATAATTGAAAAAAAATATAAAAATAAAAATACACGTTTAAAAAATTGTCCTATTTCAGAAAATATAATTAATATAGAAAAAGAAATTAATAAACATTAAGGAGTATTGATCTATGAAATATAAATTAAAAGGATAAAATTCAATGAAATATAAATCAAAAGATGAAGCAATAAAAGATCATGTAGATAATTATAGATCTGATGGAGTAAAAAAACGTAAAGGGATGCCCGATCAAAGAGACTTTTTTAGGTTTCAGTTTTTTATTCAATCTGTGCCAGAGCATAGTCATGTTTTAGATGTTGGTTGTAATTCAGGTACTATTGGCAGATTTCTAATTGCCCAAAATAATTGTCATGTACTTGGTATTGATGTTGTTCCAGAATTAGTTAAAAAAGCCAAAAAAAATGGTACGTTTGCCATTGTTGGTGAAGCGGAAAACATTAATATGCCTGATAATCATATTGATGTGGTTACTTGTGGTGAAGTGCTAGAACATTTATACGACCCTGAAATAGCAATAAAAGAAGCTCATAGAGTTTTAAAACCTAACGGTATATACCTTGTTACTGTTCCGCACCCTGATATTGCTAATGTTAATAAATTAGGAGATTACCACCAGCAAGATTTCAAGTATAATCAATTATATGAGCTATTTACTAAATATTTTAATAAAAATAATGTGCATTTTTGGAATATTTCTTGGTCTAAAAGCTATTGCGAAGAAATTTCAAAAACAAAAGAGGAAGCCACCATATTATTAAAAACCCCTCAATGGTTAGGAGTACACGCTACAAAGGATTAAGTTATGCAAATTAAAAAAGAAGATTTATACCCACACCTTAAAAAAATATGTTATATACCTACTTTAAATATTGGTGTTGTTACATGGCGTATTGAGAATTATGCTAATGAATTATTAAAATTTAAAGATGATTGTATTGTTCATATTGATTATATTGTTGACGCTAATAGCAACATTGCATGGGATAAGTTTGCAATTAATCATAATGAATTTTCTAAAAAAATCGTTACTAAACTTGAACAATGTTTTGATTATTTTGATTTTCTTATTTTTCAAAAAATACAAAATAAAGAAGCGTTAATTCTAATTGAACAATTAAAAAAGAAATACCCTCAAACTAAAGTTATTGCAGAAATTGATGATGCTATCGGGGAGGTAACACCCTCAAATAAAAATAAATTTACCTACCACCATAGATATGCCGCTCAACATATGATTATTAGTGATGCCATAATAGCATCTACGCAATTTCTAGGTGAAAGTGTAAGAGAAATAGTAGGTAATAATAAGCCTATCCATGTAGCACCTAATTGTATTAATATCGGTGATTTTGGTATGTGTTTCGATCAAAAAAATATTAATCCTTTACCAAAAAAGGAAACTATTAACCTTGTTTATGTTGGGGCAGGTGGACACGATGAAGATTTAAAACTCTTTATTAAGCCTATCCTTAATATACTTAAGAGCCGTGACGATGTACGTTTTATTATCAGGTATGGAGATCATAAACCAGAATTTATACCTAATCATGAATTCATTGATTTTAAAACTAACGTTATTAACTCGCCTAATGATGAATGGGCAATTAAAAATTATTTGTATTCGATGTATAAATTAAATGCTAATATCGGGTTAGCACCACTAAGGGATACGCAATTTAATCGCTGTAAATCGGGTATTAAATGGGTTGAATGGAGTTACTTAAATGTACCACTTGTGGCTAGTAATGTTGAACCGTACAAAAGAATAGATGGTAGTTTATATTTAACTGATAATAACTCTACTGAAATTCAAAAACGTATTAATATCGCTATACAATCTCAAAGCAAAAGAGATTTTACTTTTTTGAAAAATCAATCTATGCAAACTTTTAATATTCAAAAAGAATGTAAACGTTTATTATCGTTTATGGATAGTTTATAAAGTGTGATATAATTGTTATAGATTAACATTAAAAGAGGTAACTATGGCTAACATTTCAATAGATATTAATTTTATTAATAAGAATGAGGATTTAAAGAAAGGTATTCCTTTAATTATTAAACGTAATGGCATTACCGTTACCATAACGAATAAAGATCATCACTTAAATAGAAAATATTTTATTAATAACTTATTTAATATAGAAAAATGAAATATATTCAGGTAACGGTTAAAACTAATAACGTTATTTATTATGTATCGGGTAAATATAATATTACCCAAGATGAAAGCAAGATGTTAGTTTTACAAGATGAAAAACGTATTAAAGAAATTGTTGAAAATATAGAGCGTGTGTTTTCTAAAGATGTTCATATAATTGAAATAAAAGAATTAAAAAAATGATTAAGGCAATTATGGATATAATACTGTTTTTTATGTTGTTTTACGGCTTATTTTATTTTTTATGTTCATTCTAAATAAAAGTATTTAAAAGGATTAAGTTATGGCAGTACCTAAAAGAAGACGATCAAAAGCAAAAAAAAGAAGCAATAAAGCTAATTGGAAACTAAAAAAGTATGAAACAAAGCAATGTAAGTCTTGTAATAATTCAGTTATTTTTCATCATGCTTGCTTATGTGAAATTAAAAAAAGTAAAAAGAAGGTAGAACATGGATAAATTTTTAGTAACAGGCGGAGCAGGTTTTATTGGGTCTCATATTGTTAAACACTTGCTATCACTTAACAATGTTAAAGTAGTTGTTTTAGATAATTTAAAAGCAACTAAAAACTTATCTAAGTTAGCTCTTATCCCACAAATATTATCCGATAAATTTACCTTCATAAAAGGGGATATAAGAGATTATGATACTTGTATAAAAGCTCTTAAAGGTGTTAATTATGTTTTACATCAAGGTGCATTGGGAAGTGTTCCACGTAGTTTTGATAATCCATCTGAATATCATGATAATAATGTTGTGGGAACTGATACGCTTTTCAAGGCTTGTGCTTATATGCAAAATAAAGAAAATAATCTAAAACGGATTATCCAAGCGTCATCAAGTAGCGTATATGGAGATATTCATATATTACCAAAAAATGAAGAAATAAAACCCAAACCAAAATCACCTTACGCAGAAACAAAACTTAAATGCGAAGAATTAGCAGAAAAATATAAAGACATTGATATAATATCCCTTCGATATTTTAACGTGTTTGGATCAAACCAAAGTTTAAATTCCGATTATAGTGCCGTGTTTCCTGCTTTTTTTAATGCCATAAAAGAAAATAAACCTATTACTATACATGGGGATGGTTTACAAACTAGAGATTTTACTTATGTTCACAACACTGTTCAAGTTAATGTTCAGTTAGCATTAAAAGGAGCTAAACATTCGATTATCAATGTAGGGCAAGGAAATAGTATAAGCATTAATACATTAGCTAAAAAAATTATAGAATTATCAGATAAAAAAACACATGAAATTATTTACACTAAGCAAAGAAATGGAGATGTAAGGGATACTTTAGCCTGTACTAAACAATTAAGTAAAAGTTACAACATAGATGACTTTATTAACTTTAATATTGGATTAGCATTAACAGCTGAATTTTATCTCCATGAAAAAGAATATTATAATAAATTGCACAAGGAATATCTAAGTTATTTTTTAGATAAAGGGATTGAGAATGGAGCATAACGGTATTATTCAGTTGCTTGTTATTGTTTTAGTTTTACTGATAGTTAATGCTACTTTTACAAGGAGGTAGTGCTAATGATCGAAGCCGACGCACTGTTTTTTATATCTTTTATGATACTGGTTTTGCTGATATGATGGAAAAATTTAGACCATATAAAACTGTAGATAGGCTTAAAAAGTTATTTATCTCTTTATTTTCTATAATTTCTGTTTTATCTCCTTTTATTTATATTTATTGGTTTATGATAACTAAAACTGAACTAGGGGTTGAAAATTACGTACCGCCTTTTTTTTTAATTTTTATTATTATTTTTTTTATCTTATCCGAGTTAAGTTATGCTGTATTTTTATTCTTGCCAAAGAGATATTGGCACATAAATTGGGGCTACCGCATTACTTTTCATCAAATTTTCGGAATGATATATATGTCAGCGTTAATAACGTTTTTAATTAAGTTTTTATTACTATGAATAAATCATTATTATTACACAATAACATAGAAAGAATACCAAGCAGTATAGCTAATTATCACTTGTTATTAGATGCTGTAGAGGAACTAAAAGAAAAAGGTTGGTCTCTTACAAAAATAGCTAAAACAATGAAAACATCTCAATCTCATTTAAATTGTTTATTATCTAATCCTAAAGGAATTAAACACGATAAATTAAAAAAATACATGCTTAACTTAAATAATTTTTTAGATGACTAAAACACAAATTTAATAATGTCAAATATAACCATTTATACAATATATTTATTTTGCAAAAAAATATTAAAAAAAATTATATTAAATGAACTTTTTGCTGTATTGCTTGTTTTTGCTGTCTGGTTTTGGGTGATGTTTAACATTTTAATACCTATGACTGGCGTAGATTTATTTGAACAAACAGAATACTGGAAAAACTACAATGAAAGTTACTACAAAGAAAGTCTTAGAAATAAAGTATGCAATGTTAAAATCATAGATAATAAATGTTGTAAAAATAATAAAGAAAAAACCAATCCAAAATAGAGTGATGATTAAAACCCCCCTCTATCTTTTAACTCAAAACAAACCCTCTATTTATCTATAATTACTCTATTTTACTTGACATACACACTTTATAATTATATAATTGTTGTAGATTAAAATTAAAAAGAGGTAAATAATGACAACAAATAAATATCACAAAAAACAAATAGAAAAAAGAAATAAAAAATATCCTTTAATGGAGTATTTTATAGATCAAAAACCGATACAAGAATGTTCTAAAGAATGCCAAGAGCAAGTTAAGAGCATTAGAAAAAATAAATAAGTGAAGTTAATAAGACACAAAAGGAGAAAATAACACAAATTGAGCAAAATAAAAAACTTTTAACGATAAATTATATTAACACACTTAGAAACAATTAAAATTAAAAAGAGGTAAATAATGTATATTAATAAAAAAATAATTATAGAAATACCACATCAGTCCCGAGTTAGAACATGGGTAGCATATAATGATGCTGATATTATTAATAGGGCGTATGAGCTTGGTTTAATTTATGAATTAAAAAACGAAAATAAAGACATTATTCAAGTATGTTTACGTGATTATCATGAAGGTGAGTTTTATAAAAAAGATAAAGCTCCTACAAAATTAGAGTGTGCCATGGATTGTATTTCATATGATCTTCATAGCTGTTATTTCCTTAGCGTACAAGAAGCAAAAGAGTTCATTGCTGATTATAGAGGTCATAAAAAACATGAGGTAATACACGCCTTACAGGAGGTAATTCAATGGTATACGCGAGGAATTGAAAACCATTTAACAGCTTAAAAAAAAACAAATTAAGATTAAAATTAAGGAGATTAAGATGGAAAATAAAAAACATGCGTCACTAATTCAATTAGAAAAAATGTGTGAAGGTATTTGTACCGAAATACATAAAGGGAAATACGATTTTGAACGTGAATACTCAGATTATGATGAACCATGTGCAGGTGATTACCTTAAAGATATTTTAGATTATCAATTTATTATTAACAGCGATAAATCTTATAGGGGAAGTATGATTTTGGTATCTTTTGGTGGCCCTAATATATGGATTAATACACGTGAGAGATGTGTGGAGGGCTATTGGGGAAGTGATGAAGTTAAGAGATATTACGCAAATGACGTGCTTGGAATAGATGAGTACATGGAAGAATTATATAATGGCATTTAAATCGCTATCACTATAATAAAAAAGGATAAAACATGCTAAAACATAAAGACAAAGTTTTTACTAAGTTTTGTATGACTACATGGGAATATTTAAACGGCTCTTATTGGTTTGGAGTTTATCAGTATAGAGGCTACGATATTCACATTGGCTTTACTGACAACTACTTTCAAAAAGAAAACGAACAAACCCAACCAATAAAGTATTTTTGGGCTTTTAGCTCATACTGCAAGTGTTGTAATCGGGGTATGGATGATAGGCATCTTAATACAGAAACTGATAAATTTTCAGACCCCTATATTGCTTTAAATAATGCAAAATCACACATTGACACACTTTTAAATGATCACGCAGGGAAAAAAGAATGGATTGAAAAACGAAAAGAAATCATAAAAAGATTTACAAAATAAACAAACACAAAAGGAAAAACCAAAAATGGAAAATAATTATAAAAAATGGAAAATAATTATAAATGAGATTAAGACAATGAATATTAAACAATCAATTAAAATGCTTGATAAAAGAGCTAATGACTATTTACAATCACCTAATTTACTGGAAAGAATTCTTGACGATAAACATATCTCAGAAAACGAATATGACCTATTTATTGAGTGGGTTGAATGGGTGACAGATAAATATCATTATCATAATGTGTATTTAGCTAAAAAGATACGTGAGAAAGAGTACAATTTACAAGATATTATTGACCTGATTAAATCTATAGATTTTGAAGACTTACCCCATAGAGACAGTCATTATGATAACGGTGTATCGCCAAACGATTTTATTTAAAAAGGAGTATTTTTATGATAGAAAAACGTATGCTAGAAAAACGAATAAATATTGTAGCTAATTATGTATATGCTATTACTATATTATTGATTTTATGTTTATGTTTTAGAGCTTGTTTTTAATATGGTATACTATAAAGAAATTAAAATTAAAATTAAGAGGTGAATGATTATGCTAGAAGAAATTCATTATATTCGTATTGCTAGATACAATTTTTTACTTAATAAATTAACTAGGCTGGAATTTGATTTTTTAAAATGTTTAACAGCTGAAACTTCCAAAATATTACCTATGACTATGGACTTTATAACTGTTTCTGGCGAGTTACAAAAATGCAATTTTAATGGGGTTCGGATTAATATATCTATTATTGAAGATTTGTTATCGGATATAAAAATTAGGGATAAAGATACTAAACAATTGGTTAAGTTTATCAATACAAACACTATTCATAAAAGTTTGTTTGAATTTTTAAATGGGATTTATTCTGTATATAAGTCTTTGCTTAAAGATAATCAAATGAAGACAAGACGTTATTCACAATTATGGGCTTGCATGGCGGGTGTTAATGGGGAGTGGTTGACACGTACCATCAAAAAACAAACGTGTCTTGATAATCTTGCGTTTATAACCTATCCCAATAACACAAAAATTTTTATTGAAGGATTGAAAATCTTCATATGTAAAGAATTAAAGCAAAGGAGGAAATTATTTATAAAAGAAAAAGAACAAAAACAAAAACAAAAACAGGAGAAATAACAATGAAAAATAAAATAGATAACGTTCACGACGCTTTAGTATTAATACAAGGTAATCTTAAATGTCCAAAAAATCAAAAAAATACGTTTGGAAATTATTCATACAGAAATTGTGAGGATATATTACAAGCATTAAAACCCCTTTTAAAAGAAACTGATTGTTATATTAAATTTGATGATCAAATAATATCTGTTATGGATAGGGTTTACATTAAATCAACAGCAACGTTACATCATATTATAAGCAATCAACATATTTCATCTACCGCATTAGCAAGAGAACCCGAAATAAAAAAAGGTATGGATTTATCGCAGATTACAGGTGCTTCATCATCTTATGCGAGAAAATATGCCTTAAATGGTATGTTTGCCATTGACGATAATAAAGATGCTGATTTTTATAATAACAATGAACCTGCAACAGTTACGCAAAAAGCTGACGATAATACAGCACCGTCCACACCTTCAACAAATTCAACACCGATAACAAATACATCTTCTGATGTATCTATGAGTGAAAAACAGATTAGATATATTAATAGTTTAACAAAAAAAATGAACCCTGAAGATGTAACAGTATTATTAAAAAATATGTTTAATAAAGAAAGTTTGCTAGAACTGAAAAAAGAAGATGCTAACCGATTAATTACGGAACTGAAAAAATCTGAAGATGAAAAAAGAGATAAGTTAATCTTACAGATAACGGAAAAGCATACTAACTACAAAGAGATGCTAGAGCCTTTAAATCAAATTTCACAAGAAGTATGTAAAAGAGATATATCAGATATAATTTATCTTTCTGATGCATTAAAGGTTAATAGCCAAATAGATCACCTAATTAAGGAATCTGTAGGGGTAGATCAATAAAGGAAAATACAATGATAAATTTAAACAAAGAAGAACTTACACACTTACTTAAAAGTGATGTTAGTGCTTTTAATAAGCATGTATCCAAATACCCACGCCAAAAAAAATATTTCTTAGAAGGTGTTGATCTTAGTGGGACTGATCTTGAAAAGGCTGATCTTAAACAGGCTAATTTTAAAAAGGCTAATCTTAGAGGGGTTAATCTTAGAGGGGTTAATCTTGAAGGTGCAGTTTTTGAAGGTGCTGATCTTGAAGAGGCTAATCTTAGTAGGGCTAATCTTAGATTATGTAATCTTAGATGGGCTAATCTTGAAGGTGCTAATCTTGAAGATGCTAATCTTGAAGGTGCTGAGCTTCTAGGTGCTAATCTTGAAAAGGCTGATCTTAGATCTTCTTATCTTTCAGGTGCTGAGTTTGACGGTGCTAATCTTATAGATGCTAATCTTATAGATGCTAATCTTAGAAGGGCTAGTTTTAACATGGCTGATATTAGAGATGTTTATATACAACTAACAGAACCAAATATAAAAGCAATTAAGGTAGCTATTTTTTAGCAAAAAAAAGAAGGATGAAATATGAATATTAAAATTGAAGATATCACTATTAAAATTAAAGATATAACCCAGTATGGTACGGATAGCGTTATCCTTTTGGGATTTATCAAAACCTTAACAAGTAGGCTAGATGACTGGTTTTATGTAGGTGTGGCTGATTTAGCCAAACTAGGTTGGAGTAAATATAAACAAGAACAACAACTAAAACGATTAATTAGTTTAAATCTAATTCAAGTTAGCTATTGCGATAAAAATAAACGAAAAGTAAGACTTATCCACAGGTTATCCACAGGGCAGTCAAATTTTGACCAGCCCCCAGTTAAAAATTTTGACCAGCCTGTGGATAACTCCAAAGATTTACAAAAGTACGATTCTATGCTAGAATTGAACTCAGGTACAAGATCTCCTGAGTTATTAAGAAAAAAACCTATAACTGATATTGAAACTATTATTACTTTCTGGAATAAATCTCAAAAATATATCAATATAGATACTATACATTTATATGATAAAGATTTATATAACCTTTTAAGGAAATATACAGTAAATGATATTATAATGGCAATTACAAATGTTAATAATTCATCGTTTTGGCAAAATAACGAATTAACTTTTGGTAATTTTATAAAAATTAATGTGTTTACAAAAATATATAGGGGTGATTTTTGTGGTAAATCGACAAAAGATAAAACAGAAACGGCGATAGGGGATTTTTATGGATATTGATTTATTAGCCAAGAAATGGGAAAAGGAATTTAATCAAGCTAAAAATAATCCTCTTTATTTTGCTTTAGCGGATTTATTTCGATCTTATAGCAAACCTTTAAAATTAATAGAGAATAAAGTTACATTTTTAGAATATTTAACCTTTCTAGAAGATCATAATGTAGATGCTAACACGTTGGTGGGCTTTATAAAGCAACATAAAAAGAACTTAGAGGCAGGGCATTTTTTCCCTAAAATTAATCAACTGTTAAAACCGTTATTAGTTATTGAAGACAGTAAAAGGCAATTACAGAAAAAAGAAAATATAGATAGTTTGGTTGATAAGCATGTTGATTTGTTTTTAAAACGATTAAATCATGAGCGTATTGATACTACTGTTTCGTATGAGAAAGTGTTAATTGATAAAATTATAAAGGAGTTAGGGGGTTTAACTAGTTTAGCCATGCGTACACCTAAAGATCATATGTTTATAGTCAAAAATGTACGTGAACGGTTTCAATCTTATTTTGAAACACAAGTTGAAAAACAGATATTACATACTCAAATTGCTAATATTCCTATGTTAAATTCTTGATTTTTAAGTAAAAAAATAGTAATATAACTGAAATTAAAATTTAATATTTACATTAAGGAATTAAAATGAAAAAACAAGATCAATTATTAAGACCTAGCTCAATTCCCGAACTAATTCTTATTAATATGTTAGATCGTGGAATGGTTACTTCTCAGATGTTTGAAATGATGTACAGCTCTATTGAAAACAATCCACTTGTAAAAAAGATTTTAAAAAACAGTTCTTTTGAAGATGAAATAAAACAGTACGGTTTAGATGATGTTGGTTTAAATTATAAGAAATCTAAAAATACTGTTTTTAAAAGAAAAAAAACGCAGTATAATAAAAATGTTGATAACTTGCAGGCTTAAGTTAGTTATCCCCTTTCTAATCTTAAGCCTGTTTACATTTAAATTAGGATGAATAACAGAATTAAAAGAGAATTGAAACAACTATTTTAACATTATAATAAAAAATAATGATCTGTTATTCATTGTGATTTAAGTTCAAATTTACTTTTTCTGGATTTAGGGATTTGGTAATCTTTGTAACTGTTTCTATTGTACTGGTATAGCTCATAAAGCTGAACTGAGTTAAATATCGGTTTCTTTTGGTAAGATGTCGTAATGTTTTCCAAACTCATAACTGAAACCGTGTTTTCGTTCAAAATGACTCGTCTGTAAATCTTTGAGAATATACTCGTTAGTTTTTTCATTTTTAACCACCTTTCTTTTTTTCCAGTAAACCTGTCCTTGTTTGCTTATATTCCTAGAATAAACGATATTTTGATTTGTACCTAACATTTAATCTCCTTTTTAATCTTGTTTTAATTTGTGCTTAAATATTCTTTGGTGACAATAAGAACTGAACCTAATGGAAAGTTTAGTGTATCGTGCATAAACTCTATCAAAATACGCTGATTTAAATTTAAGTTGTTATTACAAGGGGCGTAAAGATTTTTTAGTTTACCTGAATAGGAAAATAGGCCACGTTTTTGATAATCATAAACAGTAATTTTCTTTTGTTTCATGTTTCTATAAATTCGTATTTATTAGAGTCTAACATATTTAGTAAAAGTTTTTTCTTTATCCGATACGTTTCTGTCTTAAACCCCTTACAATCCTCAATAATTGTCTTTTTTCCTGCTTGATAAACAAAATCAGCTATATATTTAATTTCACGGTGTTTTTTTTTATTAAAGGTAAAACTAGGTAGCAGAATGTACGGAATTTGATATTTTAAATCTGCAATTTTCCCTGCTTTAAGTAACAATTCAAGCTCAATAGCCCTTCTTTTTTCACGCTTTGAATGGTATCCGTCAGGAGTTACCGTATTGTTATACTTATTTTTGCGTATTCTCATAACAGTTACTTACAAAATATGCTTTTAATAAACGAAGCTCAGCTCTATCATTATCTTGTATATTTATCGTAAAATTTCTTTGTGCCATATTCTTTGCTTTGTATTCAGCATACTTTGTTTTAATATCAGGCGGCGATTGTGGTACCCTTGGACTTGTTGGTGGTGTCATATTTATATTCATTTGATTCTCCATTTATTTTTAATTTAAATATACCTAAGTATACCATAATTTTAAATTTCACGTATAATGTTTTTAAATGGCAAAAAAAAAATCGGAAGTTATTCCTATGTTTTGGACTAAAGATCGTTTGAAAATGTTACAAAAATACGCTTTATTACCCCCTTTAAATTTATCTAGTATGTTTAATATATCTTTTTCTGAATTTAGAAAACATATTTCAAATAATAAAGAAGCGTATTACATTTTACAAAATGCTAGAAATTTTACACTATATCAAGCAATAGAAAATTTAAAAACTAATTCTCAAAGCGGTTGCTTTCAATCGTCACGTTTATTGTTGTCTTTATATGGCGGTGATAACCCTGAATCGTTAGATGAGCAACTAGGGAGTAATCAACTATCACCTGAAGAGGTGAAAGCTAACATCCGAACACTATTACAAAATAATCCTGAACTTTTACCCCCTTCTGATAATGAATGATTTTTTAAATGATTTAGAACATCAGTTAAAACTTTATTCACAACTAAAAGAACAACATGGTTTATTGTTTATGGATTTTGAACGGTATAAAAAACAAAATGATTTCCGTAATTTGATTTTAGACCGTGTAAAAACAGGAGTAGGGGCTAAAATATTTGTTTGTTTTGGCGGTAATCGTTCTGGAAAAACCGAGTTAGGGGCATCCATTATCGCTGAATTATTAGAATCTAAAAAACAAATGAAATTATTATGTGCTACCGTAAACTATTCTATGTCAGTTTCAGTTCAACAAATGAAAATTAACAATTTAATTAATAAGCAATCTTTTACAAAACGGAGCGGTACTTATGATAATGTAAGAGGATTTCCTCATGAAACAATAGCCACTGATTCAGGCAATATATGTTATTTTCGTTCTTATGCTCAAGGTCGTGAAACGTTTCAAGGTTTAGATATTGATTTTGCTTGGTTAGATGAAGAATGTAGTTTTATGTTATTTACTGAAGTTTTGTCACGTACTGCCGACCGTAATGGTGTTGTTTTATTAACTTTTACGTCTTTAATGGGCTACACTAAACTAGTTAATTTTTTATATGATTCTAATAACCCACTCATACAAACTACTACCCTATCTATACTTGATAATCCTTTTATTTCTAAAAAAGCTAAAAATGATATAATTGCAACGTGGGATGAGGACGAAATCACAATGAGACGTGACGGAAAACCCCATATTAAAAGTGGTTTAATATATAAAGAATTTAATAATGATATACACTTAATTGATTCATTTGATTATCTTAAATATGTTAAAGGTAATCCTGATCGGTACGAAATCCACGAAGGTATAGACCCTCATACAAGAACCCCTCACCATTGGTTACGGTTTTGTTATGACAGAAAAAAAGATATTTTGTATGTAGTTGACGAATTAAAAGCCCCTTATGAATCTATGTTAGTTGAAGATTTTTCACGATTAATAAAATCTAAACGTAATGGCGTACACCCCTTATACTGTCAAATTGATACATCCTCACAAACCCCTGACGTTATACACAAAGTACACTCAGAAACAGGAGAGTTCCAAGAAGATTTACATACGATTAGAACCGAGTTTGATAAACATGGTATTTCTACTATTTTGTGTTCAAAAGATAACAATATTGGTATTAATGCCGTTAAAAATCGTTTAAAGTGTGTTAGGACTAAAGATGGAACAATCAAACGACACCCCAAACTATATATATTTAATACCCTTAACGGGTTACGTTATGAATTTAAACGATATTCATGGCAAGCCTATGCAAGTGATCGTATTGCCGAGGGCAGGGAAACGTTAAATAAGGTCAACAAAAAAGATGATCATTTTCTAGATTGCCTTAAATATGAAGCAATAAAACTAAGTAATGATTATAACCTTTCTAACACACCTATCCCTGAATTACCTATGGTTATTCCTAACATGTATTAATTTATAGTTTTTTTACCTATACAATCAATCAAAACGGTAATATTAGATAATTTTATATGAATTTTATTTGAATATCGTTAAATTTTGGGTATAATATTATTATATTAAGCTATTAAATCTAAAAAAAATATAAAAATTACTATTTCTATTATATATATATTTTTACTAAAAGGCTTAATATTTGGAAAAGTTAGAAAGGTATCAGCAAGAGCAAGACGCTATAGAACATTTTCTAGGCTTAAAAAAAACGTATTCTGATCAGCGACAACCCTATGAAGACGCATGGCAACAAGCCTTAGATGCGGTATACATGCGTGACGATAATTTAACGAAAGTTTATGAAGGCCGAGCAGAAGTAAATTCCCCTATTATGAAGTGGAAAGTACAGGGCATTGTTAGCCGAGTTATGAAAATTCTTTTTAATTCTATTCCTATCGCACGAATTGAACCAACTCAAGATAGTAAAATGCATGATTCTGTTATTGAAGTATGGAATCGTTTTATTTTTGAAAAACAATTAGGTGATATTGATTTCATGGATGCGTACCGATTATTTTTTAAAAATTGTGCTATTCAAGGTACATCTGTTGCAAAAATCCCACAAATTTATGAAAAACGTGATATTACTTTTTTTCCTGATGATGAAGAAAGTGATACGGAAATGGTTATCAAAGATAATACATATTTTGAACCCATATTATTAACTGAATTTTATTCTGATGTTAATAAATATTCACCCCAAGATAGTTTAGCTAATATTCATACCACTGCTATACGTTACGAAGATTTAAAAAAACATGAAAAACGTAAAGAAAAATCTACGTTTGAAATGGTTGATCCATCTACAGGTGAAGTCGTTGGCTATGAAGAAAAAATGGAAGATGTTGGTAAATATCACAATTTAGATTTAATTGTTAATAACGAGGGCGGTTATTCCCCACAACAACAAGATTATATTGAATTGTTAGGCTTTAACCGTACAGCCAGAACAGCATTTCAAAAAGCATTAAGAGATCAAAAAAAATCAGGTTTAGTACGTATTGATGAATGTTATGGAAAATACTTTTTAGATGGAGAAGAAAGAGAAGTTATTTGTACGATTGCTAACGGTAATGTTGTTATACAATTAGAAGAGTCACCATTTAGGCATAAACAATATGTTAGACCGTTTATTGTTGGTAAATATGAACCAATACCCAACTGTTTGTACGGTGTTAGTAACGTAGTAGCAGGATTATCTTTATTACGTGAATTAAATGCCGCTAGATCACAAAGCCGAGACGCTAACACGCAATCTATTTTCCCTATGACCTATATTGATAAAACACGTAACATTAACTGGGATAAAATGTGGAGGCCTAACGGAATTATTGAAGGTCAAGGCTCTAACGGTATAACTTCTATTATTAATCCTAGTTTAGCAAATGTTAATATTAACGATACGGCTATTATACAACGTGATATAGACCAATTATTTAGTTTAAGTCCAGTTCAAGAAGGTACAAGTGACCGAACCAAAATACCACAAACTAAAGGGGCAACATTATCAATTATTGCCCAAAATGATATGCCATTAAATGAACTTATTAACTTACAAACAAATGAAGTTATAAAACCATTTATTGAAATGTTATATGAACGAAATATAACTTTCAAAGATGTATCCGATTTATTAAGTGTTTATTCTGAAGAACAGTTAGCAAAACTAGGGTTTACTAACAATATTAAAATGCAAAATTTATACTTTGATTTTAATACAAAAGTTTTAGGTAACTTAGAATTATCTAACGAAATAGCTCACCAAAATGGCTATATGAATTTTTTAAATTATGCGTCATCTATACCCCCATTAGCTAAACGCATAAATTGGCAAGAGGTAGGGGAAAAATTATTGGCCGCTTTTGGTATAAAAGACGATGCTAACAATATCTTTTTAGATGATGAACTGGTAGCTCAAACAGATGCACAAATGGCACAACAACAACAACAAGCTATGCAACAAGCAAAGCAAATGGAAAAACAAGAACGAATAGAACAAAAAATAGAGGATATAGATAAATATAAAGCTGAAAAACAAATTGATTTAGAAGCTAAGTTAATAGAAGACAATCACGAAGTTATGGTAGAAAAATTAACAGGACAAAAAATTGCCTAAACTATTAGAAAATACGTTAGAGTTTAAAGAAATTTTAAACATTATTAATGAGCAAATTGCTATGTTACACAATGAATTAGATCGCTCTTTATTAGATCAAAATAGCAATATTGAATATTTAGCTGTTAAACGGTTGGCCTATAAAGAATTAATTGATGTATTTGAAACCAAATTTAACAGTAATTAAAAGGAGATTTTATGGAAATTATAGAAGAAAATAATAAGATAGAAAAATTAGAAGAAATAAAAAAAGAAAAGACGGTTGTACTAGATAAACCTAAAAGAAAGCCACGTAAAAAAAAGGTTGTTACACCTAAAACAGATCATTTATTTAATGCTGATAATTATACAGATGATTCATTTAAAGCAAATCATAACATTAAATGTAAAGTCCGAGCGGCCAAGTCTTTAGGGGTTTCTATTGATCATTTAAACGATACTTATAGAAAATTGAATGGAAAAAAACTAGACGGGTTTTATATTACTGAACTTATTGACCGTTTTGGGTTTTCTGATGGTAAACAAAAAAGCCGAGCGCAATTAGCTACGATTCATAATTTAACTAATATTATCCCTGTAGAAGTTGCTGAAGATAAACTAAAAAAGATTTTAGTGTCTAGTAACGTTGTCGATGCTTATAAAGCACATATAAAGGAATTTACAGACGGGTTTGCACACGAAACTCATGATAAAAGCGTATATGGAGAGTAAATTAATATGGAAAAAGAAATAAATACAGACATTAACACTATGTCATCTGATGAATTAAAAGATTTTATTAATACCGAGAATGGTACACCCATAAACTCTACTAATGAAACATCATCTGATACAAATACCGTTGTTGATGAAACTGAAAATGTAAATGTAAATGAAAATGATGCAAGTACAGACACGTCAGAAGATGTGAAACTAGAAGAACCATCACAACCCGAAGAAAAACACTTTTATAAAGGTAAATCTAGGGAACAAATTATAGAGATGCAAGAAAATGCAACAAAAAAGATATCTCAACAAGAAAATTATTTACATAAATTAAATAAAGAGATTGAAGAGCTAAAAAATAGTCATAATGAATTGATTAATAATCAAAAAACAGTAAAAGATACTGATGATTTTGACGAAATTTTAGAAAACTATAATCAAGATGACGTTAATGTGATAAATAAATTAGTTGAAAAAAAACTTAACTCTATAAAACAAAACGAAAAAAAACAGACTGAAGCAGAATTACAACAAAATTTTTTAGAAAACGATGCTCAGTTTAAGGCATTTGAAATAGTTTTACACCAAACTAATCCTGAATTAATACATAAATTTCAAGAAAAATTGAAATCTGAGTTTAATTCTAAAGGACGAGCGGAAACAATCGATAAAAAAGGTTGGTTTATGAAATGGTCACAAAAAACATTATCGGATATAAAAAATAATAATAATTCTGAAAAAGCTGTTAAATCACAAAAAAATTTAGTAGCTAGAAAATTGAAGGCTAATCCTGTTCCTACATCTTCTACATCTAATAATGGTAGTTCTTTAAAAGGAGTGCCAGCACCTAGAGGGGCAGAAGAGTATAGACAATGGGTAAAAGTTAATCATGGTATAACCATCTAGTTACGTTACATAAGGAGTAACGAAAATGGCAGATCAAAAAGCAACAGACGCTAGTTTATCAGCGGCGGTCAATACGTATTACGAAAAAAAGATTTTAGAGGATTTTGATAGTAAGGCAGTTTGGTATACAAACAGTCCTGAAATGACACCAATTCCACAGGGTTCAGGTAATGTTGTACAGTTTACACGATACAATAAAATTGATGCTCTTTTTGCTGATGATTCAGATGAATTTACAGCACAACAAATGTACTTGTCAGCTCAAACGTTGTCAGCAACATTACATGAGCGTGACGGTTACGTACAACTTTCACGTACAGTTACATTAACTGCTATATCTAATATTCTTGATAAAGCATCTAAAAAAGTACAAGATGCCGCTGTTAAAACATTAGATAAATTAGTACGTAATGATATCGGTATGGCAGTTGCAGACGTTGCTAATGCTACTAGTGTAAACATGAACAATTTAAAAATTGATGGTGGTACATTAAATAGCTCAGGTATTACAGCAAGAGTATGGTCACATGATAAATCAGCCTCAGGCGATAGATTTCCTATGTATCATAACAAAACTCGTTTAGCTCAATCAGCTTTAGTAACAAGTTTTGCGGCTTCAGCTATGACTATTAAAACATTACAAGATGGTGTTGCCGTTTTAGAAAGTAAAGATATTCCTACATGTGATAACGGATACTATAAACTAATTTGTCATCCTAATGTGTCTTATCAAATAACAACAAGTCCAGGATTTAAAGGGTGGATTTCTCCTACAAGTTCTGAGCCTGCTAAACAATCTCCAGCATCTGTTGGAATCGTGGCAGGTGTTGAAGTTATTCAATCAACACTAGGCTACAAATTCCCATTATCAGGAGATACATTAAGCACATCTTCAGGTAGTTTGTATTGTTCATTATTGTTTGGTGATGAAGCTTTTGGTACTGCTATGATTAGTGGTGAACAAGGTGAGTCAGGTTTTAATTTCTATTTAAAACAATCTGGCCGTGAGTCAACTAATGACCCAACAAACAAGAAAAAACAAGCCGCTTTCTCTATTTATGGAGTAGGAAAAGTATTAAACAAGTCCGCAGGACTATGGATATTAACAACTAAAGTTTAAGGCTTAATTTTTAGGGGTAATATTAATTTATTACCCCTTTTTTTTTGCTTTATTTTACTTTTATGTTATTATAAAGATGTTCACTTAAACCATGCTAAGGAAAGATGAGCGGCTTTATTGCTGTTCGTCTTTTTTTTTGGCTAAAATTTATAAGGATTTTTATGTCACAAAACCAATACGATCAACCCAAAACCGTTTATTTTGCTAGTAATGATACGTCATTTACTACAGGTGACGGCACGGTAACACTTGATGTTATTGGTACATTATTACGTAATAGTGTTGATGGTTATATTATTAATGATGGTGACGGAGCTATTACTGTTACTTTATCGTCTGATGGTACTAATTATGGTAATAACATTCATACCATTAAAGACCAAGTGTTTAGTTTGAAAACGTTATCAATAGCAAAAATAAGGCTTGTCGCTGTTGCTACAAGTGCCTATCGAGTATTTTGTGTTTAGGAGGAAATTATGCCCTTAAAAAAAGGTAAAAAAAATATTGGTTATAATATAAAAGAATTAAAATCATCTGGTAAACCTAAAAAGCAAGCTGTTGCAATCGCTATGAAAAAGGCAAAAGGTAAACGAAACTATGGGAAGTGATTTAACAACGTTACGCAATTTATTAGAAACTCAATTAAATGTAGGTACTACAAGCACGTCCTCAGACCCAAGTTCTACGACATTAAATACTTACATTAATAAATCTATTAGAAAAATTGTACGTGAATCTGAACCAGTAGAATTATTAAGTGCAACACCTACTGATATTAATATTGTCGCTAATGCTAATACTGTTACTGTACCAAGTACATTATTAACGACACATAATGTTTATTATAAAGATAATAGCGGTACTTTTAAGCGATTAACAGCTATGCCATATAAACAATTAGTTGCTGAAACAGGAGCAAATAACTTTTTTAATACTTCTTATACAGGTGACCCTATTTATTATACTTCACGTGGAACAAGTTTAGTTTTTAATAGATATTTTAATCGAACTGAAACAGCGGCCATTAAAGTTGATGGTGTAACTGCACCCACTACATTAAGTAGTGATTCTGATACCACTGAATTACCTGTTGATTACGATATGTTAATTACTTATTTTTCAGCATTTTTTTATTATCAACGTGATGACGATTTCCAAAACCAACAAAAATTTCAACTGTTAGCACAAGAAGAAAAAACACAATTATCTGTAGATTTAGATAAAAATAACGAATCTGTTATTATGCTTGATCCTTCATATTTTACTCAATTAAGACGTAAAAATGATCCTAGTGTTTTTTTTAGTGGGTAATTAAAATGGGAAATTATCCATACGCAGAAGTTAAATATTTTCGAGGCTTAACAACCAGTAGAGATTTATTAACATCAATAGCAGGACAATTACAAAAAAACCATAACTATCTATATATGCCTGCAGGGGGTTTAGAAGAACGTGGGGGCGGTGCAAGGCTAACACAAAACCCTAATTCTAGTAGTGATGCAGATGACCCTATATTTAGTTTATCTAATTATATAGCCCCTAATAATTCAGAATTTTTAATTACTAACCAAGATCAAAAAGTTTATTATTATAATAGTGGGTGGCAAGATGCAAACGCTAGTTTAGCATTAACGGCTGATAAAAAAATTAGGTGGGAAATGGCAGGCTTTGATACTGCACGTGCTATTTATGGAGCGTCAGGAGAAGCCTATTTAGTAAAAGTTATTGGTAATACCCCTGCCGCTACTAAAGTAACTTCTGGTATTCCTAGCGGTTTAATCCAATTAAAATTACATAAAAATAGATTGTTTGGTGTTGATAATGAAGATACGTTATATTTTACTGAAATTCTTGATTTTGATAACTGGAATACGACATCTAACAACATTGAAATAGCTCCGGGTATTGATGGGGGAATTAGAGCATTAGAAGTATGGGGTGACGCTCTTTTTATTTTTAAAGAAAAGGGTGTTTATGTTTTACCTAACGCTGATTTACCTGTACCGAAAACAAACTGGAATGTTTTAAGAACGGATGCCATTATTGGAACACAAAGTACAGATAGTGTAAAACGTACACGAATCGGAATTATGTATTTATCTAGTGATAACTATATACGTTTAATTAGTCCAAACATTACATTTTCTTCTGGTGAATACCAATTAGGGGGTTCAGGTAGCCCTATTATTAGCGAGGATATACAAGACGATCTTGTAGAATTATTAGACACAACAAAAAAAGCTAACGCATCTGCTGTTGTTTTTAATGATTTATATATTATTAGTTTTCAAAGTGTTAATAACGGTTTAACGTATAATGATCTTACTTATTTTTGTGATACTACTAAATTTAATCAGTTACCTAATATCCCACAACCACAACCTTATTGGGGGCAATTTACAGGGTTTAATTATGATTTTTTTGCTACGCAATCAGCTAGTGATACTTTAAAATTATATGGTGCTAAAGGATTATCTGGTGCAGTTCATGAAACATTAAATCCTAGTATTCATAATGATAATGGTGAGGCTATTGTTAGTAAGGCTATTTTAGCGTGGTTGCCTGTTGGCGGTTCTGGAACAGTAAAACGAATTAATAATATATATTTTTCAGGTGATACTGATAACTGGAATATAAATCTTGTATTTAATGCTTATCGGTTAGGAAAAGAATTACCTACAGAAGGGGAAGGTATTTCACGTATTTACACAACAAGTACCACCGATGCTTCTTTAGTAGGTACTGGTGTTGTAGGAACTGCTGTTATTGGCGTACGTGGTTTATCTTCATCACGATATAGTTGTAATTTACGTGGAAATTATTTTGTTGCTGAGTTTGGTAATGATAATGCTAACGAGTTTACACGAATTTTAAAATTAATTATTTATTACCGTAATTTATCACAATCATAAAGGAGAAAGAAAACAATGCAATCAACACCTAATGAAACAGCAAATACAACCCCGATAGATGATGCTAGTTATTTGTCACCTGAACAAAAACAATTAGCAACTGATACATTTCAAACGCAGGTACAACCATTGCGAGAAGGGTTTGAAGACCGAGTTACCACAGGTTTAGAAAGTTTAGCTAGACGAGGTATCGCTATGGGTGATTTAGGGTCATCCTCTTTAGCCGATATCTACAAAGAACAAACTAAAGCAGAAGCACAACTAGCAAGTCAAATTGGTACAGGTATAGGAGCTAAAAGTTTAGATCAAGCCTTCCAATCAGCAGAAGCCGCAAAACAAAGAGAATTTTTAACAGGTGAACGGTTAGGGGGTGAAGAATTTAGAACAGGTGAACGATTAGGGCAACAAGAATTTATTTCAGGTGAACGATTAGGTACACAAGACTTTCAAAAAAGTGAAGCAGCTTTAGATAGAGAAGCACGAATAAATGAATTAAATGTATCACAAGAAGATAAAAAAGAATTGTTAGAACTTAATTCAGATTTAGAACAAGAAATGCTAGATTTAAAAAATTCTTTTACAACAAGTGAACGAGAAGCAATACAAGAGTATGAAGAAGCCTTTAGAGATCAAAATTTTGCAAACCAATTTGACTTAATTAAATATCAAGACCAACAAAGACGTTTTGATTTAGCAGATGAACGATTATTACAAGCTATACAAGCAGGGCAAGTATATAATAGACCACAACCAGAGGATTTTAATACTATTCCAGACGGTGTAGATGAAGATGGAAATCCTAAGTTTAAACTTGATCAAGAAGCCTATAATGCTAAAGTTTCAGAAGTTACAAATGCTAGAAATGACGCAGTTAGCCGTTTGCTAAGTTCAGGAACAGAACCTGTTTTAGATGAAAATGGAGAACCTGAACTTGATGAAGACGGTAATCCAATAATGCAAAATATAAGTATAGGTATACAATTTACCCCATTAGAAGAAGTGCAATTACAAAGAATGGCTAGTAATGCAGGTCTTACAGTGGAAGAATATACAAATGTTAGAAATGCTTTAGGTGGAGCTCAGTCAGCTTTTATTCTTGAGCAAGAAGATGTTGTAGATGAAGATGGTAATACTGTAACTGTTTTTAAAAATTTAGATGAATTTATAAGAAATCCAGAAGCAGAAAGGGAATTTCAAAAAGAATTAGCTGATATAGCAGGAGGCAAAAACGATCAAGAAAAATTGTTAGACAAGCCCATAGGCAAAGGGTTTAAAGCAATTATAAAACGTGAATTATTAAATAAATCAGATGATAATCAAATTTACAAAAGACCAAAATTTAGCACAGATGACTATGGAAGTTTTTAAAAGAGTTTAATTAAATATAAAGGAGAGGTGAAATAATGCAAGGAAGTTTATTACAATCGTTAGGATTACAACCTATTTTAGATATGAGAGAAAGGGAAGCGATGGCGGTTGGTGATGCTTATAGACAAAAATACGCTAGAGAAGAAGAAGAAAGAATAAGAAAACAACAAGAAGAAGAAAATAAACGTGCTAGACGTGCAGGATTATTTACTACAATTTTAACAGGGGCGGCTACTATAATTACAGGCAATCCTGCTGTAGGTTCAGCTATAGGAAAAGGGTTTTCAGCTTTATTTAATAAAAACAAAACACAACCAAGTCAATTTCCATCACGTCCATCTGGTAATAATCAATTTAGTTTATACCCACGTTTATCTAATAATCAATATAATTCTCCATATATTCCTCCTAATTCTTTACAAAATACGTATTCTCCTGCTGCGAGTGTAAAACAATGACAACATTTGAAGAAATACAAGACAAAGGGTTATTAGCGGCTAAAGGGTTACAATCTTTGTTAATGGAAACAGCGGCAAAGTATGGAACACCATTCATAAAAACAGCATCATTAGCGGGATCATCATTAAATAATCTTTTATTAGAAAAAAACGATTTAGAGCCGACACAAGCACCTACACAAACACCTACACAAGCACCTATACAAGCACCTACAGAAGTTTCTACAGAAGTTCCTATAGAAAATGAAGAAAAACCAGTTGTTGGAAGTGGGTTATCTTCTTTATTAGAAGGATTTAAAAAATTAGACCCTTATACTAGAGCTGAAATTGGCGGTTTGGTTGGTCAGGTTATAGGAGAGGCTTTAACAGGACGAGAAGCACCAAAAATGGCTCAAACTATTAGACAAATTCCTGCTGTATTAAGAGAACGAAAAGAAAAGCAAGAAGAAAAACAAATTGAAAAGTTAAAATTATTAAGAGAAACACAAAAACAAACAAGAGACTATGGATTGAAATTTAAATATAATTTTCTAAAAGACAAATCTATACAAAAATCTCAACAGGCTTTAGATGCGGCTAGCTCTGTTAAGGCATTACTGGAAACAAAAAATCCAATTTCAGACCAAGCTATGAGAATACAATTTCCTAGACTTTTGGGTGAAGTTGGAAACTTAACAGCTCAAGAACAAAATACATTTGGTGGCTCAAAAGCTATAGTGGATAAAATGACACAACTATTTAACACGTGGACAACAGGTGAACTTACACCAAAAAATAAAAAGTTTCTAGGTGAACTTGTTAGCAAATTAGAAATAGCCGCATCACGAAATTATAACAAAAGAGCAAATGACTTAATAGAAAGTGAAGTAGCCGCAGGTCAAGGGTATATAGATAAAGATTATCTTAATTTTATTATTAACCCTTTTTTAAAAGGTAATAACGATGCCTCTACTACTGACTCAAGAGACCCAATAGACCCAAATGACCCAATGGCCATAAGGTAGGTTGAGGTTAATATATAGGAGTATTTTATGTTAAGCACAAAAGAGTTTGCATTAAGAATAAAAACAAAATATCCACAATATGATGATATTGAGGATTACGAGTTAGCTAAAAAGGTACTAAAAAAATATCCAGTATATTATGATCTTTTAGACCCTAAAATAGCTGAAGCAAAAGAATTTGAGCAATCAACTTTAGGAAAAGGTTTAGATATGGCCTCTAAAGTTATTTCTGCTCCTGCTAGACTTTTGGGTGTAGGTAAATCTATTCCTTTAAGCGAAAGACTTATAAAAGAAAAACAAAAAGATATTAGCCAAGAAGAAAGAGGATTAACAAAACTAGAACGTATTAAAGAAGATGTAAAAGAAATAGGGCAAAAAAATATCGAAGATACAGCTAGGTTTGCACCTTTTGTAATTCCAATAGGAAGAGGTACTAGATTAGGAAAATTAATGCAACCCAAATTTGGCAAAAAAGGTGAAGTAGCAGGTCAATTATTGTCACAAGGTTTACAAACTACAGCACAAGTAGGAGCACCACGTTTAATTGAAGAATTAGCAAAAGGTGAGGATTTAGATACATCAGTTAAAACCGCTATAAATGCAGGAGTAGGGGGTGGAGCTGTAGCATTAGCGTTAGGCGGTACAGCAAAAACTATTCCATACTTAGCAAAAAAATTAGCACCTTTTTCTAAAAAAACTTTTTTGCAAATACAACAACAACTTACAGGTATTCCTGCCGATGACATAAATTATGCTTTAAGAAAAGAAATGTCACCTAAATCAGTTTCAGTTTTTGATAAACCATATAATAAAAACGAGTATAAAACTATTGGTAATAATATTGTAGAAGCTAAAAACAGACTTATAGAAATAGCGAAAGAATCTGTAGGAAAAGCAAAAAAACCTATACAAAAAAAAGGTATTACGGAAAACATACAAAAACTACAAAACAAATGGGAAAAATTAATTGAGGATGCATCTTTTAAAGATAAGCTAGGCAAAATAACTAGCCTAGACCATAAAAAATTTATAGACGAAAAATTAAAGGAATTAATCCCTGTTACACAAGCAAAAGAACAGTTGTTATTGAAACAAACATCAAAAGGCGTAAGAAAATTACAAAAGACAAAAACAAAACCAAAAAAAATAAGGACTATGGAATTAGGTAGATTAGATACAATTAAACAAGATATATGGAAGTATTTAAAATCACAAAATGTTTTTTCTGATAAAATTGACATGAAAAAAAATACAAATGGGGTTAGAATTTTAAAAATTATTGCTAATGATATTTCTGAGTTAATTGGTAAAAATAAAAACGTGCCACGTTATAAAGAAGCTAATAAATTATATCATGATGCAATAAATATAAATTCTAAATTAGCAAATAAAATTCCTGATAAAAAAATACAAAATAATTTAAAAGAGTTAGTATTAGATAACAACACACCTGAAACACGAGAATTATTACATGAATTACAAACCATTTTAAATGATTTTAATATAAAGAATCCGTCAAATAAAATAGAAAATGCTAAATTTATTAATCAGATTAAACACACGAATACACGTGCAGGCTTTTCTGGAATATTTCCTAAAAATCCAGCTAGATTAATGACTGCTTTAGGTTTCGGTGGCTTTTATGGTGCTAAAGCGTTGATAGCAGCTTTGTTATTAACATCCCCAAAAATAGGTGGGAAATTTTCTGTAAAAGGTATCGGTATAGCAAGCCGCCATTCAAAAAATTTAAAAAAACATTTAAAAACTGGTAAATTAGCTATTCCTTTAATTGGTCAAAATTTAGGTGATATGAAATCAGATGACCAACAAGAAGAAGAAAATAAAAAATTATTGAGAAGAAAAATAAAGGAGTAAACAATGTCAGAAGATTATATATCACAATTTTATACATGGGCTACAGGTAACACCATTACTGCCGCAAGGCTTAACGGTAATGTTTCAAATGTTACTGATGGTTTAAGTGGAGGTTCAAAA